CCATGACCGTCCCGTTCAAGCAGGTTCCTCAGAACCTGCTCGTGCCGCTGTTCTACGCGGAAATTGATCCGTCGCGCGCCAATACCGCGGCGATCACACAGCGCGCGCTGATCCTCGGCCAGATGACATCGGCCGGCAGCTATGCCGCCAGCACGCCAATCCAGGCGCGCTCCATGGCCGACGTCAAGGCTGGCGCCGGCATCGGATCGATGCTCGCCGCGATGTACGCCGCCTATCGCGCCAACGACCAGTTCGGCGAGGCGTGGGTCCTGCCGCTCGCCGACGACGCCGGCGGCGCCGCCGCCACCGGCAGCATTGCCTTCACTGGTACCGCGACGGCCGCCGGCACGCTCAGCCTCTACATCGCTGGCACGCTCGTCACCGCCAACGTCACCGTCGGCATGACCGCGGTGCAGGCCGCGGCCGCGCTGCGCACCGCGATCGCCGCGGTGACCGACCTGCCGGTTACCGCGGCGACGTCGACGTCGACGATCAACATCACCGCGCGCCACAAGGGCTTGGCCGCCAACGATATCGACATTCGCTTCAACTTCCTCGGCACCGCCGGCGGCGAGGCGATGCCCGCGGGGCTGTCGGTCGTTATCACCGCCATGAGCGGCGGCACCGTCAACCCGTCGCTGACCGCGGCGCTCGCCACCCTCGGCGACGTCACCTTCGACTTCATCGTCTCGCCGTACACGGACGCGACGTCGATCGCCGCGATCAAGGCGCTGCTCAGCGACATCTCCCCGGGCCGGTGGTCCTGGTCGATGCAGGCGTTCGGCCATTGCTTCATCGCCAAACGCGATACGCTCGGCAACCTCGCCACCTTCGGCAGCGCGCAGAACGACCAGCACCTCAGCGTCATCGGCTTCAACGACAGCCCGTCGCCGAATTACTGCTGGGCCGCCGCTTTCGCCGGCGCCGCGGCCGTCAGCCTGCGCGCCGATGCGGGCCTGCCGCTGCAGACGCTGACCGTCGCCGGCATCCTGGCGCCGAAGCTGGAATCGCGCTTCGGTCTCTTCGATCGGCAGATGCTGCTCCAGAGCAGCATTTCGACCTGGCGGGTAGATGCCAACAGCACGGTCGTGATCGAAAACATCATCACGACCTATTCGACGAACGCCCAGGGTCAGGCCGACAACAGCTACCTCGAAATCGAGACGTTGTTCCTCCTCGCCTTCGTCATCCGCCGGCTCTCCGGCGCGATCACGGCGAAATTCTCGCGGGTGAAGCTGGCTTCCGATGCCACCCGGGTCCGCGCGGGCCGCAACGTCGTCACGCCGAAGGTCATCCGCGCCGAGCTGATCGCCCAGTACCGCCAGCTCGAGGACGAGGGTTTCGTCCAGAACGGCGATGCCTTCGCCCAGCAGGTCGTGGTCGAGAAGGACGCGCAAAACCCCAACCGCGTCAACGTCCTGTGGCCCGGCACGCTGATCAACCAGCTGCGCATCTTCGCCACCCTCATCCAGTTCCGGCTGAACTAAGGAGCCCCCATGGCAGACAATCGCCTGGCCGGCACCGCCTTCGTGGCGGTGGACGGCCGATCCTACGCGCTCGTCGGCGCGGGGACCTATCGCGTCAGCCAGTCCACCCGCGAGACCCTCATGGGGCAGGACGGCTTTCACGGCTTCAAGGAGATGCCCGCCCCGGGTCGCATCTCCTGGACCGGCCGTGACGGCAGCGGCACCGCGATCGGCGCGCTGGCCAACGCCAACGACGTCACCGTCACCCTCGAGCTCATCAACGGCAAGACGATCGTCGGCCGCAACATGAGCCGCGTCGGCGAGCCGGTCGAGGTCAATTCCGAGGAAGGCACCTTCGAGATCGCGTTCGAAGGTCCGGATGTGAGTGAGAACTGATATGGAAAAGACCAAGGTCGCCGATCTCCCGTCGGAGAAGATCATCCCGCTGGTGCCGCCGATCGAGCATGGCGGCACCATCTATAGCGAGATCCGCCTGCGCGAGCCTACCGCGGACGAGCTGGTCGAGATCGACAAGCATTCCGGCCGGGCCGCCGACAAGTTCGCCGTCTCGCACATCGCGGCGATGCCGCTCGGCGCGGTCGGCAAGCTGCCCGCCCGGCCGTTTCTAACTGCCGCCCGGTACATCGGCGCCTTCCTGGGGGAAGACCAGCCGACTGGCGATTGAGGCTCGACCTCCTCGCCCGTCGGTATGCCAAGACGCCGCGCGAGATCGCGGCGCACCCATGGTCGGAGCTGCTCGAATGGTTCGACGCGGCCGAGCAGAACGGATGGTAGCGGGGGGCTGAACGATGGGCGCCCAGTCTCGCTACGCCGTCGCGATCGTTGCCAGCGACAAGACCGCCTCGGGCATCAACTCGGCCGAGAAGCGGTTCGGCCGGCTGCCGAAGACCGTCAACGAGGCGAACCGCGCCAGCGACCGCTTCGGCCGCTCCGTCGACCAGGCCGGACGGCGATCCGACTCCCGGCTCCGTAGCCTCGTGCGCACCTTCGGTGCCGTCGAGCAGGCGGCATCCAAGGCGCTCGGCGGATCCTCGCTCACCGGCGGCATCGCGTCACGCCTGGGCGCTGTCCAGGAAGCCGGCGCCGCGGCCGGGACGGGCCTCGGTGAGGCAGCGAGCGGCGCGACGGCGCTGGGCGGCGCCCTCGGCGGTGTAGCGACGGCCGCGGTTGCGACTGTCGCGATCGTCGGTGCCGCCGCCTATGCTGGCTACAAGCTGGCCGACAGTTGGTCGTCGAGTGCTGCGGCACTGGGCCGCATGTCGAAGACGCTCGGAATTGCGAACAAGCAGCTGCAGGAATGGCAGGGCGCGGCCGAGCGCGCCGGCGTCGACAAGAACGCCGCCAATGGCGCCATCGGATCCATCGCCGAGACGATGCACGATGCCAAATACGGCCGAAATAACTCGGCCTTGGCGTTGATGAACCGGCTTGGGGTAAAGTTTCGAACCAAAGACGACGGCACGCTGGATTATTCGGCGATGACCCTCGATCTTGCCGACGCTGTTGCGCGCCAGAAGGACCCGCTGACCGCCAAGCGGGTCGCCGACACGTTCGGCGGGGGAGCGCTGCTCCCGCTACTCCGCCAGGGATCGAAAGCGATCTCGGCCGATATGACCGACCTGTCGGCCCATGGTGTCGTCCAGTCCGACGGCGAGATCGAAAAGGCGACGCGCTGGCAGCGCAAGAAGACGATTGCCATGCAGCTCGGCCAGAAGGGCGTAGCGGTCGCCGGTTCCGCCGCCGCCAGCGTCACCGAGCCGATCCTCGACGCTTTCATCGGTGGCGGCCGGGCGATCGCCGACGGCGGAACGGCGCTGAAGGACACGGTCGTTCGGAATTTCAGGCCGGCGGTCGAAAAGCTAGAGCGGGCGGCCGGCACGATGCTCGAGGCGGCACAGAGCTTCGTCGCGCCACGCGCCGGCGCGACCTGGGAACGCAGCAAGGTCATCGACATGGCGCGCCGCGGACAGGGGATCCGACAGCGGATCGAGGCCCTTGGCGCGGATCGCAATGTCGCCGTGGCGATGGCGGCGGCGGCGATGGCGGAAAGCAACGGCAATCCGCATCAGTGGCAGATCCTGAAGGGCGGAAAGCGGGGATCCGGCTACGGCCTGTTTCAGCTCGAAGCGCCGCGCCGTCGCGATTTCGCCAAATGGGCTGGCCACGAAGTCTACGGAACGAGCGAAGAAGAACAGATCCGGTTCGCGCTCTACGAGATGTTTGGCAAGGGAGGCGGTGAACACGCTTCGGGCCGAAAGGTCGCTCGCGCCGATGCCGGTTTCGACTCCGCATATGCGTTCACCTACTACAACGAGCGGCCGAAACTTAAGCTTCGCGACGCTGCCAATCGAGGCCTCGTCGGCGAGGAGATGATGCGCCAGATCGAGGCAATTCCGGTCAAAGTCATCGTCGAGGTGCCGACCGCGCCGCCAGGCACGAAGACGACGGTGACCGCCCGCGGCGCCACAACCGTAAAACGCCACCACGCAATGAAGTAACCGGGGGATCGACGATGGCGCTCCTCTCCAAAGGGTTGCTGCCGGCGACCTTTCGCGGCGTGCCGTTTGCGGTTCGTGACACGTCGACCAGCTTTTCACGGCGCCTCGCTGTCCACCAATATCCGGGGCGCGATCTGCCCTATGTCGAAGATCTCGGGCGCGGCGCCCGACGCTTTCGCTTCCGCGGCTACATCGTCGCCGGCGACCGGGTCTATCTCGGCGGTCCGGTCCAGCTGCAGCGCCTGTTGCTGATCGCCGCGGCCGAGGCGAAAGGCGCCGGGACGCTGACCCATCCGACGCTCGGCGTCCTCAACGTCAATTGCGAGGCGTGCGAGGTCGGTGAGGATCTCGGCGCCGGCACCTATTCCGAGGTCCAGTTCTCCTTCGTCGAATCGGGGAAGAAGCAATTTCCCTCGCTGCTCGGCGCGACCGATGCCGGCATCATCAGCGGCGCGACGATCGCCAAGGTCGCGATCGCGACCGCGGCGATCCGCGTCATCGCGCTGGTCGCCGGCGGCGGAAAGCGTCAGCCGGTCGCGAACCGGTGGGCAGGCAAGGCCACGCAGCTCGCCGGCGACGCGACGTCGCTCAATAATCTCGCCGCGCGTCTGCCCGGCAGCCTCGGCCGCTACGTATCTGGTGCGACCCGGGGCTTCACCGGTCGCCTTGCTCCGTTTCCGAAGAGCACGACGATCGCCGATGTGATCTCGACCGCTTCCGAGCGTCGTCTGGCCGTGAGCGACGCCGCCGCCGAGCTGGCGGCGATCGCCGCCACCTCTGACGCCGAGGCGATCGCCGCCGCCACCCAGGCGCTGGTCGAGCAGCTGCTCGCCGCCTGCGCCGATCCCGCCGACGCGATCCGCTTGCTCGCGGAGCTGGCGCGCTTCGCGCCGGCAGGCACCGATATCGCGGCGGCCGACGTCGTCGCGCTCAACGCGCTGTTCCGCCGGGCGGCCGTCGTCGCCCTCGCCGAGGCCTCCGCGCAATATCAGCCATCGAGCCACGACGACGCGGTCCGCGTGATGACGATCGTCGCCGTCCTCCTCGATGACGAGGCCACGACCGCCGCCGACGGTGGTGACCAGGACGTCTATGCCAGGCTGCGCGCGCTGCGCGTCGCGGTGATCGAGGATCTGAGAGCACGCGGCGCGACCTTGTCGCCGCTGCGCGTCTTCGAGCAGGCCGCGCCGGCGCCGGCGATCGTCCTCGCGCAGCGCTTCTATGCGGATCCGGCGCGCGCCGACGAGCTCGTGACCCAGGTCGACCCGATCCACCCGCTGTTCATGCCGCGGTCGTTCACGGCGCTGGCGGCATGAAAGAGGTGGCCAAGAAACCGAAGGCGGATGACCTCACGCTGACGATCGGCGGCAAGAAGATGTCGGGATGGACCACGATCGAGGTGAGCTGCAGCGCCGAAGCGCTTCCGCGGCAATTCGTCGTCGGCATGTCAACCCAGGATCCGATCACCGGCCTCGGTACCGCCGTGCGGCCCGGCGACGACTGCACCGTCTCGCTCGGCGAGGATGTCGTTGTCACCGGCTATGTCGACCGCGTCGTCAACGCCGGTGGCGCCCAGTCGCACGAGCTGCACGTGGTCGGCCGCGGCAAGTGCGCGGACCTGGTCGACTGCTCGGCCGAGTGGGAAGAAAATCAGATCATCAACGGCGATCTCGCGTCGATTTCGAAAAAGCTTTGCACGCCATACGGCATCACTGTGGAGCTGAAAGACGGCGCAAATGCCGGGCCGCCGATCCCGCAGTTCAACCTCAACCTGGGTGATACCGTCGTCTCGATCATCGAGCGGCTTGCCCGCAATGCCGGCGTGCTGTTCTACGAGGATGCCGCGGGCCAGCTGGTCTTCGCCCTGGTCGGAACCGAGCGCGCCACCAGCGGCGCCGCCTATGGCGCGAACGTCGAGAGCTGGACCGCCGTCGAATCGATGGACCAGCGCTACAGCGAGGTCGAATGCACGCTGATGTCGATGGACGGGTTTGCGGACGTCGCCGGCGATCCCTGGGCGTTCTTCACGGCGCCGGATCCGAACGTCAAACGGCACCGCAAGCTCAACATCGTCGCCGATCAGAGCTCGCAGGGGCAGGAGCTCGTCAAGCGGCGCGCCATCTGGGAGGTCGCGCGGCGCGCGGGCCGCGGCCGCGAGATCCAGGTCACGGTCGACAGCTGGCGCGATAGCGCCGGCAAGCTCTGGGAACCCAATACGATCGTGCCGGTCGAGGTGCCGGGCCTGTCCGAAAGCACCGACCTGGTGCTCGGCGCCGTCAGTTATCGCCGCGACGACCGCTCCGGCACCACCGCGGACCTGCTGCTGATGCCGCCCGACGCCTTCCGGCCCGAACCCATCGTCCTGCAGCCCGACGCCGTCGCCGAAGCGATCCCGGAGCCCGTCACGCCTTGATCGACCTGCCGAGCCGCATCCGGCACCTCTTCGGTGTCGGCAAGGTTACCCGCGTCGACGACAGCAAACGGCTGACCCGCCTGCAGGTCAAACAGGGCAAGGACGGGCTGATCGACGACGTCCCGATGGTGGGGCTGTACGGCATCGCCTCGGTGCCGCCCCTCGACAGCGAGATCCTGCTGCTGCGCCTGGGTGGCGATCGATCGCAGACCTTCGGCGTGGGGTCGATCCACATTGAATCGCGCCTTAAGGATCTGCAGCCTGGCGACGTCGCGATCTTCGACATGCGCGGGGCGCATATCCGCCTCACGGCCGAGGGCATCCATGTCGATGCCGCCGGATTGTCCATCACCGTCGACAACGCCGACACGGTCACCGTCGTGGCGGAGACCAAGGTCCGCCTCGACACGCCGCTGGTCGAACTCACCGGCGACCTGACCGTCGACGGCGACATCAAGGCGACCGGCGACGTCCAGAGCAGCGATGGCGACGTAAGCCTCGACGGGCTCCACGACGCCTACAACGCGCATGCACACGGCGGCGTGAAGGCCGGCGACGACACGTCCGACACCACCGATCACGAGGCCTGACATGCCTGACATCGCGACGGTGTGGAACGTCGACCATGGCGATTGGGCGCGGGATCCGGTCACCGGCCTGGTCGCCGGCGACGACCTCACGACCGCGGTGCTGATCAGCCTTTTCACCGATCGCACCACCTCGGCCGACGACGTCATACCCGACGGCAGCGGCGACCCGCGTGGCTGGTGGGGCGACGATCCGGATTATCCGATCGGCTCGAAATTGTGGCTGCGCCGGCGTGCCAAGCAGACGCCGGACATCCTCGAGCTGGTCAAGGGCGACATCGCCGACGCGCTTCAGTGGCTGCTCGACGACCAGGTCGCGTCGACGATCGCCATCACCACCGAGTTCACGCGGCCGGGGATGCTTGGGGCGCAGGTCACGATCACCCGCGCCAGCGGCGAGGTGCGGCCCCTGCAGTTCGAATGGGCGTGGAGGGAGGCATAACATGCCGTATGATCGCCCGACCCTGACCGACCTGCGCGGACAGGCTGCCGCCGACATCTCGGCCGAGCTGCCCAGCACGCAAGGGTTGCTCCGCTTCTCCAACCTGCGGATTGCCGGCGACGTCCTCGCCCAGATGACCAGCGGCCATTACGGCTATCTCGACTGGATCGCGCGGCAATCGGTGCCGTTTACGTGCACCGACGAATTTCTCGATTCCTGGGCTGCCCTGCGTGGGGTTTCGCGCAAACCGGCGAGCCGTGCCTCGGGTGTGGTGCGCTTCGCGGCCGCGGCCGGCAGGACCATCCCGGCCGGTACCGCGATCGCGCGGGGCGACGGCGCCACCTACACTGCGGACGAAGATGCCTCCACCGTCGCCGGCGCGATCGACGTCGCCGTCACGGCGGACGATCCCGGCGCCGGCGGCAACAGCGACGTCGGCACCCCGATGAACCTTTCGGTGGCGATCGAGGGTGTCTCCGGCAGCGGATCCGTCCAGTCCGATATCGGCGGCGGCGGCCCGATCGAGGGCAATGACGCCCTGCGGAGCCGGATGCTTTCCGCCTATGCCAATCCACCGCGCGGCGGTTCGCGCAGCGACTATCTCGAATGGGCGCTGGCCGTGCCCGGCGTCACCCGCGCGTGGATCACCGCCGGCGGCATGGGCCCGGGTACCGTGACCGTCTATTTCATGATGGACGATGTCCGCGCGGACGAGGGCGGCTTTCCGCAGGGCACCGACGGTGTCGCCTCCGGCGACGATCGCGACGGGCACGCCACGGGTGACCAGCGCAAGGTCGCCAATGCCGTCTTCGATCTTCAGCCGGTCACCGCCCTGGTCTACGCGGTCGCGCCCGACCCGAACACCATCGACATCACGATCGCCGGCCTTTCCAGTACCAGCACCGCGACCAGGAACGCCGTGAAGGCGGCGATCGCCGCAGCGCTGCTCATCGATGCAGCGCCCGGCGGCACGACGGCGCTCTCGACGATCGACGCGGCGATCACTGGCGTTCCGGGCACCGGCGGCTTCTTGATCACCAACATCGCGGCGAGCGACGGCAGCGTCACGCCCAGCCCGGTCGGCAACATCACGTCGGGCGCCGGCGCGCTCGCCGTCCTCGGAACCGTGACCTTCGCATGAGCGCGCGCTATTCGGTGAACGCCTATTCCGCCGCGTACCTGGCGCTCCTACCGCAGGGCCTCATCTGGCCGCGCGATCCGGACAGCGCCCAGCGCGATTTCGCGGTCGCGGTCGCCAAGAGCTTCGCGCGATCCGACGCGAACGCCTCGGATCTGCTGGCGACGGCCTTTCCCGGGCGCGCTTTGGATCTCCTGCCCGAATGGGAAGCGACCGTCGGCCTGCCCGACGAATGCGGCAGCGCCAGCGGCACGCTGGCCGATCGCCGCGCCCAGGTCGTGAGCCGGTTGCAGGCGGGCGGCGGGCAGTCCCGCGCCGATTACATCAACCTCGCTGCGACCCTTGGCTTCGAGGTCGAGGTTCTCGCCTACGCTCCTTTCCGCGTGGGCGAGAACTGTGCCGGCCAGCCCCTCTACGGCGAGGCGTGGGCGTTCGCCATGGGCATCGTCGTGCTTTCCTCGAGCGGCGACACCTCGCTGACGACCCTGAAGTGCCAGCTCGGCCGCGCCAAGCCGGCCGAGATCGTCATCACCTATCCCGACGCCTGACGGCACGCGCCGTCCTGCGTCGCACCGCCGCGGCCGCGCCGCCGGCGGCTTTTGCTCGCGAGGTCCTGCATGAGCGACGTCCTGCCGAATGTTCCGGTCGGCGAGCTTCCCCCGGCCGGTCCGGCGACGGACGCTGATCGCGAGCTCGTCGTCCAGGACGGGCGCGCAAAGCAGCAGGGCTTTCCGAGCCTTGCTGGATACGTCCTCAACGATCCGCGTCTGCACGAAGTCGTGCTGGCGATCATTCGCGATCCGCTGGGGCGAGCACAGGACGCCGCGATCCGCGCCAGCACGTCCGAGGAGAATGCCGAATCCTCGGCCCGCGCGGCGGAAGCTGCACGGCAGGGTGCGGGCAGGTCCGAGCTCGCTTCACGGATCTACCAGGAGAAGGCAGCGGACGAGGCCGACCAGGCCGAGGAGGCGGCCGACCGCGCGGAGGGAGCCAAGACCGCGGCTCTCGCGAAGCTGCCGATCTACGACACGCCGACCGACGGCCGCGCGGCGACGGCGACGGGCGAATCGTTCAGCGTCTGGGCCGACGACTCGCTCACGATCATCGACGTCTACGAGAACATGGGGGCGTCGGCCGCTCCCGAGCATCGCGGCGCCTACCCCAATGTCGGCTTCGTGCAGGCAACTCGGGCCGCGGTCGATCAGGAGATCGAGGACCGCGAGGCGCTGATCCATGTTGTCGAGGCCGCCGAGGACGAGCCGGGCGGGGTGTCGCTGACCAACAGCTACGGATTGGATTACGGCGATATCACCGCCCGGGGCTACAGCGGCAATGCCGGCGGTCTGATCGGCATCCCCGACGCAACCTTCGGCTATGTCGACGCGCAGGATGGCGATCGCGGCCTTGTCCTCGTCAACAGCTACGGCTTGGAGATCGAGGGCGATGTCGGTCGCGCATTGCTCGCCGATGCGCTGAGCGGCATCCCTGACGCGCACTTCAGCTATGTCGAGGATCCGGCCGGCGGCGGGCTGATCGTCACCAACAGCTACGGGCTGGAGATCGACAACGCGGATGACGAGATGTCGGCGGGGCCGGCGAGCGTCACTCCGATCGTCGGCCCCGACCTGTTCGCGATCAAGGGCCGCGAAATGGCGGTCTATCTCGACAATATCCAGGCGGAGCGTCGGGTTGACCGGACTGCGCTGCTGTCGATCGGCAACAATGTCCGCGGCAAGCCCGCCTTCGCGCGGACGGGTGCCGAGATGGTCGCTTTCGATGCGGCGAAATTCTTTGCGGCAGAGACCGAACTGGTGATCAGCCGAACCCTCGGCCTTGAAAGCCCGCCGACTTACCGCCGGCGCATGATGCGCCAGCACAGTGCCCCGGCGACCCTGTCGACACGGACGATCTACGTCCTGCTGATCGGAGACAGCATCTGGTGGCTCGGCATGGCGGAGGAGATCCGCCTGATCTTCGCCGACCAGTACCCGGACGTTACGCTCGTGTTCGTCGGCACGTTCCGCAGCTCCCTCGACGGTCGAAACAGCCCGGACAACATCAGCGGCCCGTTTGCCGAGGCGCGGGCGGGCAGCGCCTGGGAAGACTTGATCTACCTGAAGGGTACCAATGCGGATCAGCAGCCGGTTCCGCTGGGGCAGGAGGCGGCCTATCTCGCCGGCACGCTCGGCGGCGGAAAGGTTAAATACAGCCCCTTCCTTCGGGCGAGCAGCGGCCCGAACAGCCGCCACGACTACGAGTTCGATATGGCCTGGTGGCTGTCGACCTACGGTCCCCTTACCCCGGCACCCTACACAAACGGCCGCGTCGCGGTGCCGGATGTGGTACTGATCAATCACGGCATGAACACTATCGTGCCGAACATGGCCTCGCCGGCGACCGCAGCGGCGAGGTGCCGCGAGGGTCGTCAGATCGTCACGCAGTCGATCCGCGCCGCCTGTCCGTCGGCCGCGATCGGCTGCTGCATGACGGCGCCGCTTCGCCAGACGATCGACGATGAACTCTGGCCCGCTGCCGCCGCAGTCTACGCCGACATGGTCGACTGGGCCGAGAACGAAGCCGCCGCCGATGGCAACATGTGGATGATCAACGCCCACATGCATCAGTCTCTCGAGCTCGGTGTCGACCTGGGCGCCGGCGCGCCCGACGCCCACACCGGCGTGCTCACCGCGCCTGTCGCCGACGCGCTGCACCCGGGCGGAATCTACCGGACCCAGTCCACCGGCCGCAGCCAGGTCGCGCAGGCCGCCGCCGCCTTCATCGCTGCCGCATCCGCAGGGGTTTGAACATGCCGAAACGTCTTGCCATCGCCTATCCGGGCGACGATCTCTCCGACGAGGCCGCGCTCACGCCGATCCGTCCGCGCGCAGCGGGCGCACAGGCCATTTTCCTGCTTGGCACCGACGCCGCGCGGAGCGGCTGCAACCGCGTAAAGGGTGGGGTGCCCGGCGCCATCTCCGGGACACCGGTCGCCTATGGCAGCGGCTTCGTGCGCTTCAACGGCGAGGAAGGCCCAAACCAGTCTCGGCTCGATACCCGCATCAAGCAGTCGCTGACCAACACGCTTTACGCGGCCTATCGGCCGGCCTCGCCGACGATTGATCCGGAGGCCCAGCCCGTGGTCTGGTCGACCGGCCTCGGTTTCGCCCTCAACAATCAGAACGAAGCGGGCAACCGCACCAGCAACGGTATTGCGCTGTGGACCTCGCAGGCGGGCTATCTGAGCCTTTCGGTTGCCACCTACAATCCGACGACCGAGACCGCGCTGCCGATCGTATTCGCCTTGACTGGCATCGACTACACGATCTGGCATGACTTCGTCGTCACGATCGGTCCGACGCTCGTCACCATCGACGACCTGACGACCGGCGCCCATGCTGAGCGCACGGTGACCGCAGGCTATGTGATCGACCCCAACGGCAGCAGCATCATCTGGGGCGACAGCGCCGGCACCCAGACGGTGCGCGACGGCATCGGTGATCACGGCGTCGCCGCCATCTTCAACGAGCTTCACAGCGCCGACGATCGCGCAGCAACCCACGCGCAGTTCCGCGAGCGGCAGCGCCTCGCGTCACCCTCGATCGACCTCTGAGGCACCTGCCTCCTTACCCATTCGCGAGGAGCGTCCCCTTGTACCAGATCGACAATTCGACCGCCGCAGCGAGTCCGCCGGCGGCGCCGACCGCGCACGACCCGGGTTACTTCAGCGGGGGCAATGCTGGCACCGGCGTCGCACCGACAGTCCTGTCGCCGCATTGGCTCAACACGGTCATGCTGGAACTGCTGAACGTGCTTGTCGCGGCCGGCCTCGACCCGTCGCGCACGGACGCCACCCAGGTCGCCGACTCGATCATCCTGATGATCCGCGACCGCACCGGCTGCCCCCAGGTCGGCGGCCCGCGCATTGTCGACGATGCGAACGACATCGTCAGCAGCGGTGCCTGGCGCATCAACGACGGTGCCGCGAACCGGCCGTCCGGCTCCAACGAGCTGCAGGTGGTCGCCAGCTTCGCCGCGCTGAACACAGACGGCATGTTGATCGCCACCGACACCACCGCCGGCAAGGTCTACCACCGCTATCGCAATGAGAGCGGCTGGCAGGGCTGGCGCGAATTGACGACGACGGCGGTCTGACCTGATGCGGATCGAGCAGGCGGCCCATGCCGATCTGCCCATCGTCGTCGGCGCCGACGCGTCGATCGCGTTTATCTTCACCGGTAGTGCCGCCGCGCTGGATCTCGCCGGCAGCACCGTCGAGCTCGAGGTGACCTGGGCGGCGCATAGCGTCGTCTTCGGCGCCGGCGCTGGCCTGACGATCGAGGGCAATCGAGCGGACTGGGCGGTCGATGCGAATTTCTCGGCGCGGATCCCGCGCGGGCGCATCGCCCGGTACGAGCTGTGGCGCACCGCACCGCCCTTCGGCCGGCGCCTGCAGTTGTTCGGCACGCTGGTCGGCGGACCAATTTTCGGCGAACCGATGCCGGCGGATCTCGCCGTCACGCTTGCGGTCAGCACCGGGCCGATTCAGGTCACCGTCGACGTCCTGACGCCACTGCACGGCGTCGGCGTCCCCGCCGGCGGCGCGGCCGGGCAGCTGCTTGCCAAGAGCTCGGGCGACGATTTCGACACGCAGTGGATCGACGCGCCGGCGGGCGGCGGTGGCGCGGCGGGTGAGCCCGCGCGCAAGTGGATGCGCGATGCGCTCTATCGCGCTGCGATCCCGACCGTCGCCGCCACCGACGCACCGGTGATGATCCATGTGCTCGTCGGCGGCCAATCGATCTCGATTAATACGCTGTCGGAGGGCAGGGGCCGCGACACCCAGCCTCGGCCGGACAATGCGCTCATGCTCGAGCTCGCCGGCGGTCCCGAGCTGCAGGGGCCGATCAAGTTCGGCCACGAATTCACCGGGCGGGTCATCCCGCTCGTCGAGGGACTGACCACGCGGCCGAATCCATCGGTGGTGAACCCGGCGACCGGGCAGCTGCAGACCTGGGCACCCGGAAATGGTGGCGACTTCGCGTCCGGGTTGAGCGACCAGCTGCTCGACCAGATCCAGGCCTCGGGTCTGCCGCTCGACAAGGTGCGGATCTGCATCACCCAGGTCGGCATCGGCGGGCGCGCGTACAAGGAGCTCACCGCCGGATCCCTGTCGGACAAATGGCTGCGCGAGGCGGTCGCCGCGGGCTACGGCGCAGCACGCGCGGAAGGCTGGGGTTACCTGCCCCTGAAAGTCTGGGTCCACGGCGAAACGGATTCGAACCAAAACCCGGTCGCCGGCGACGACGAGCCCGTCCTCTCAACCGATATGACGGCGCGCGAATACGCCGCCTATCTCGTCCAGGATCGCGCCCGCTTTCGCGAGATCGTCCGCGAGCTCACTGGCACCGACCACAATCCCTGGCTGTTCACCGACCAGTGCGGCAGCACCTTCGTGGGCGGCTGGCGCAAGGCGGACATGCGCCTCGCCAATACTGCCGAGGGGCAGCGCCTGGCGAGTCACATGGATCCACGCATCGTTGCGGGGCCGGCGAACTACGTCGCCATCCTGGTCGACCGGCTTCATTGCTTCATGGCAGGGTACGACCTCCTCGGCCGCCAGTTCGGCGATCCGCTTTTCAGGACCATTTTCGGCAACGGTCGCTATCGTGCGCCCGAGCTCGTCCGAGCGCGCCGGACATCGATGACCAAGGGACGCGCCCTGGTCGACAATGCCGCCGGCGAGCTCCGCATCCAGCGCTACATGGTCAACGAGTGGCAGCTCGCGAACCCGGGTGCGAACTACCGGGTGGGCGACGAGATCCGCGCGATCGGGATGGACACGGCCGCGCGGTGGGTCGTTGACCAGGTCGACGGTGTTGGCGGCATCGTTGCATGTCATATCACTGATGGCGGCTCGCATCGCTACGCGGTCGACGCCACGCCGCTCAACGGGATCGTCACCACACAAGCCCAGATCACCGGCGCAACCGTTGCCACGCCCGGAACCGGCACGGCGATCGACGGCGCCTATGCTCGCGCGCAAGGCGGCACCTACACCAAGCAGGCCGTGTTTCAGGTCGTGGCCCCCCACGGCGTGGCGATCGGGTTTACACTCTACGAGGCCGGCGACTATTCGGTGCTGCCGACGAACCCAGTTGCGATGAGCTCGAGCGGGTTGACCGGCCTCACCGCCAACATCAACTCGCTCGGATCCGGCGCGACTTTCGCGGTGCTGAGCTACAAGCAGCTCTGCCAGACCAACGAGATCCCGTTTTTTCAGGACACGGCTTCTTCGTCGGCGCCGGCCACGATCGGCGCCAAGGGTGCCGGCTATCCGCGCGGCGATATCGCCTACGCCGTCGGCGGAGTGATCGCGCCCGGCGGCCACCCGGCGTCGATCAATGTGGGGCTGGTCGACGGCGCCGGCGGAGTCACCGATGCGGGCATGCGCTCGGGGGGGATCTACAAGGTCCTGCCGCCGCAACCGGTCGAATTTCGCAGCACCACCGGGAGCGGCTGCACCATCACCGTACCGACGAGCTGCTTTCCGGTCTCCGACCCGGGGAATTGCGGCATCGACGTCGACGACGACACGCCGCTCGTCAACGAGGGCCTCGAGACCGATATCGGTCTGCGGCCGCCGCGCGTTGTCGTCGACGGTATCCGCATCGTCGACGACGCCGACGTTGCCCAGACTGCGATCGAGATCGAGGTCGACCAGCCCTGGGGACGGTCGACCTGGATCATGGCCGGACAGCGACCGCAGGGTGCCAACGGTCCGACCGCCGGCGGCCGCACCAACATCGCCAGTCCGCCGCCCAAGGGCAGCAAGCCGGGGCCGTTCGGGCTGTTTCCTCAAGCGTGGCTGTGGCGCGGCGGCGTGCAGATGGAGACGTCGGACTACCAGCCCAACCCGGTCATGCTCGACAACGCCCGCTTCTCGATCGTCCAGGACGGAGCGCCCGACGGGTTCGCGGTTCCGGCGAACTCAGGGATATATCCGCTCGACCGCTGGCGCGCCTACCGGGGCACGGCGGGTGCGCGCATCAGCCGCGTGGCCGGCGGGCGGCAGACCTGGGCGCTTCGCATCCAGTGCGCGCAGGGCGACACCTCGGCCGCGCAGATCCAGTTGGCCCAAGCGATCACTGGCGACGTCGTCGCCGCGGCCATCGGCCGCAACCTGGTCGCCAACGTGCGCGGCCGCTTCGGCGCCGACGCCCGCGGCATCGCATTGCTCCGCGTCTTCGCCGCGCCGACGATCGCGGCCTTCTCCGGGCAGCTTCCGCCGGGCGCCACGCAGTTGCTCGTCCGGAACATCCCGGCCGACACTGCCGACTGGTCGTCACGCTACATCGGCTCGGCCGCGCAACGCGCCGCAAACGACGTCGTCGTTCCGGAGGGAACGCAGATGCTCATCTTCTCCGTTACCTACACGCCGGCGGCGACCGCCTCCGGCGCGGCAGATTATTTCGAGTTCGAGGAGCCCGCCCTCAACACGGGCTCGCTGCTCCGCGTCTTCCATCCCCTAAGTTTCGCCGAAGAGTCGGACCGCGCTGCGCGCTGGTACCGGCGGCTCAGCCTCTGGGTCGGCAGCTCGCCGGCGGCGCTCATGCTCAATCCGCCCATGCGCGCAGTGCCGACGATCTCGGGCGGGGGAGGGGACTTCTCGGCCGCCAATACGACCGCCGACGCGCTGGTCGTTACGCAAGGCGCGGCCGCGGTGCAGGCGCTCACTCTCAGCGCGAGGCTCTGATGGCGAGCACCGCGGCAACTCACATACAGGGGGACACGGCGATGACGCCATGGATTGAGGCGGTGATCGCCAAATACGGCTGGATCCTCGTCGGCCTAACCTTCGGCTTCGCCGCGAAATACGCGATGCTGATTAAGCGAGGCGTGCGTGTGACCCCGCGCCTCGTTATCGCCGATCTTCTCGTTCTGCCGATGGTCGCCCTGATTTCCTTCAGCCTGGTCAGCCGGCTGGGCGCGGCCGACGAGGCCGTTGCCCTGGTGACGGCATTCGCGACGGTCGGCGCCGATCGCCTGATCAAATTGATGACAGAGCGCTTTCTCGGCCAGGTCGAAGCCGCCGGCGGCTGACCTTCGCACCGCGCTCGTCGGCGAGCGCACGAAGCATTCTTCCCCACGGAGACGCTTATGAACGTGCTGCAGCTGCAGACGCGGTTGGCGCAGCTTGGCTGCTATGTCGGCAAGCTCGACGGCCTCTACGGACCGAAATCGCGCGCGGCAGTGCTGAAGGCACTGACCGATGGCACAGACAATCCGGTCACCATTCACGACGTCGCCGCAATCGCGCGCGAATTGGCGATCGAGGAAGCGGTGATCCTCACGGTGCGCGAGATCGAGAGCAGCGGCGACCCGTTCATCGCCGGGCGGCCGACGATCCTCTTTGAGCCCCATCGCTTCAGCAAGGCGACCGGTCGCCGCTTCGACGCCACGCATCCGACCGTCAGCTATCCGAAATGGGACCGCACCAGGTACCCGAAGACGCAGGACGGACGCTACGCTCAGTTACTCGATGCCGTCGGCCTCGACGTCGACGCGGCCTTCGCCAGCGCATCCTGGGGAGGCTTCCAGGTGCTCGGAGAGAACTACGCCGCCTGCGGCTATTCCTCGCCGTGGATCTTCGCCTGGACGCAATCGCAGTCGGAGGGCGACCAGTTGGTCGCTTTCGCCCACTTCATCGAGCGCCGCGGCCTGGTGCCGGCGCTGAGGGCGAAGGACTGGGCGAAGTTCGCGCGCGGGTACAACGGCACCGCCTTCGCCCTGAACAACTACGACCGGCGCCTGGCGGCCGCCTACGCGCGGCGCGTGAAGCCATGATCGGCGCCGGCGTCGCCATCACCCAGATTGCCACGCGCCAGCGCGTGACCGGCTCCGGCCAAGGAGGCAGCGAAGTGTCCGATTATGCGATTTCGGGTGCGACCTCGATCGTCGAGGGCAGCACCGGCGCGGCGACGGCCGCGCTCTACACCATCACGCGCAACGGCTACAAAGGCGCAGCCGGCTATGTCGACTGGGCCGTCGAGGGGCACGGGAGCGAGCCGGCTCCGGCGAGCGATTTCGTCGGCGGCGGCTATCCCTCCGGCCGCGCCCATTTCATCGCGGGCGTGTCCAGCGTGGCGATCGCCGTCAACATCCTGCCCGACGTGATCTACGAGCCCGACCGCGGCTACCGCGTGGTGCTCTCCAACCCCGTCACGGTCGGGACGATATCGGTTGGCAATGCCGACAGCACGATCGTGAACGACGACGCGCCCGGCCTGCAGCCGCTCGCCTGGGCCTATAATGGCGGGTATGCCTTCGAGACCTCGCCGGCCGCCACCGCGATTGGCGCGCCGATAAACCGCACGGCGGGCTCGACGCTCACTATCGTGTCGGTCGCCGACAGCGCCGGCAATCCGGCCGCGTCGACGCTGTTCGCCATGTCGGGCAGCACCCTCGTCACGGGCACGACGCCGCTCGATTACGAGGCCTCGGCGTTGTATCTCGTAACGGTGCGAGAGACGCTCGACGCTCTCACCAGGGATACGGCGCTGCCGGTCACCGTGATCGACCTGCCTGAGGTCGGGACCACCTTCATCGACGATTTCACCGGCACGGATGGGGACCCGATCCGCTCGCGCGCCGGCTGGGTCGGCAACGGCAACACGACCAATCAGGACGCGATCCGCATCTCGGGGAACCAGATGCAGGTCAATGCGGCTGGCAGTTCCAACGTCTACACCGTCACGCACGATGCCGGGTCGGCCAATGTCTCGATGTCGTTCAAGTTCAACTCCGCTACGACCAGCTCGGGGCGGATCATGGCCCGGTGGAGCAGCACCTCGAACTATGTCGGCCTTCAGACGACGAGCAGTTCGGTGCAGCTCACCAAGCGCGTTGCGGGGTCGGCGACCACCATCTCGCCGGCATTCAGCGCCTATCCTGGCGTCATGAACGGTCAAACCGTCCGGCTCGACATCATCAACAATATCGCCTCGCTGTGGGTCGACGGCACCAAGATCTCGCAGGTCGATGTTTCCGACGTGCCGGCAAGCACGAAATGGGGCGTGGACACCTTCAACAGCGGCGTCATGCTGCTCGACGACATGACCATCACGCCGCTGATGCCGTTTGGTCTCAGCAGCCTGAACAAAGTCGTCTATGCCGATCCGGCGACTGGCAACGCCTATGTGCCGATCGTCGGCAGTTTCATCGCCGCCCCGACGAACCTGCAATGGCGGCTGGAGACCGAGGCGGGTGCGGTTGTGTCCGGCTACGACTGGCAGGACCTCACCCCCCGCATCGCAAACAATGCCTTCTCGAAGTTCGTCACCATCCCCAAGCCGGCGAGCGTCGTGAACTACGTGATCAAGGTTCGCGACAGCGCGGATGTTGCCACGGTCGTCTCGACGGCGGCGTTCGGCGTGGGGCTCGCACTCGCCCTCTACGGCCAGTCGAACATGGCGCACGCCCTCGACGCCTACGCGCCGGCCGCCGACAATTACTCGGGCAAGAGCTGGACGGTCGGGCCGTCGACCACGCTTCGCGCGCCGGTCGGGTATGCGATCGCCGGCTACAACAATGCCTTCGCCGACCTGTTCGCCCTTCCCGTGATCAGCATGAATTACGCGGTCGGGGGACAGAGCGTGCAGGCGCTCTCCCCGGGTGCCGGCACCGGCTATTTCGAGGCGCTCGTCGCGGGCATCCGCGCCCAGGGCGGCCGGATCACGGCCTTTCTGGTCGACCAAGGCGAGGCGAACGCGGGCGCTCTCAGCACCGGCGGCTCGATGACGATGGCGCAGTGGCGCGACGCATGGTTCGTCGTCTACCGCGCGCTTCTCGCGGCGACGGGCCAGCGCGAGGCCGACGTGCCTTTCGGGATTGCCATCACCAATGGCACGACCGCTGCGGGCATCGACGGCTCGATTACCTCGGAGGGCCATATCCAACTTCGCCGCGCCGAGTTGCTGGTCGGCACCGGCCTCGCGTCGACCTTCGTCAGCCACCACAAGTTCGACTGCGACTATGTCGACACGATCCACCAGAGCGATCACGCCCAGTACGAGAAGCTAGGGCCGCGTTGGGCCTACGGCCTGGCCAAGAAGCTCGGCAAGGTCGCCAACGACCGCCGCGGGCCGCTGATCACCGGCATGGCGCGCAACGGCGCGGAGTTGACGTTCACGGTCGACCTCAACGGCGCGGTGGGCATCGCGGCGGATGGCGGCACGCTGAAGGGCTGGCAGGTCGTTCCCGCCTCGGGCTTCGACGGCTCGCAGGACGCCGCCGGCTACTTCGCCACTCCGGCGAACACGCTCACGGTCAACAGCGTCGCCGTCGTCGGCAACACGATCAAGGTCACGCTGTCCGCAGATCCCGGCGGCCCGGTCGCTGCGCGCTACCCGGCCACCAAGAGCGGCTCGCCCGCCAAGTTCGACGGGGCCAGCCCCTTCGAGATCCCGTACAACACGACGGGAGCCGCGGCGCCGCCCCAGATCCGGGGCACCTATGCGGATGGGTCTACGGTCGGTCTGTTCCCGATCCTCGGGGGACTGGCGGCTTAAGGCAGCACCCGGCCGGCTCCGCGCCCTGGTGCTGCCAGACCAGCGACCCTGGCGCGACGGGGCGATAGCGATGGCGGGTGAACGACCCGTCTGCGTTGATCGACATGCAGACGACCGACGAGCCGTGCAGGACAGCCATCGTCTTCCCGTCGTTCGGGCCGCCCTGCAGGTAGACCGAGCGAGTGCCCATCCTATGCCTCCGCTTCCAAGAGGCCCGCCCTATCGAGCCACGTCCGCCAAGCTCGCTCGACGGCCTTCCGCGCCGAGGGGAGGCGCTTCACGTCGCCCGATCCCTTGGCGATCCACTTCACGTAGATGCCCTCGACCGAATATCGCCAGAGCGCGAGAGGCGTGCACCAGACAGCCATGCCGACGAGCACGTCGCCGGAATAGGCGTGCCACGCTGCGCCGTCCTGCTTCTCCCAGCGCAGCGCCATTCTACGCCTCCACCGGCTCGGGCACGCGCTCGATCGTCTCCCTGTACCCCGCCCGCTTCTCGGCTTCCCGCGCCATGTCCCATTTCATCTGGTAGGCGATGAGGAAGTCAGCGACCTCGTCGCGCAGCAAGGCGCCGAGCTTGTAGGCGAGGTCGCGCGACACGTCGGCGGTGCCCTGCAGCACGTTGTGCAGGTTCGCCCGGTTCACCCCCAGCCGGCGGGACAGGTCGGACAGGTTCTTCAAGCCCCACTGCGGCAGGATCGTCTCCCGCAGGAACACGCCGGGGTGAATGCTGATGTCCGGCTGCCGCTTCACCAGCATCTCGGCCGGGTCGGTGATCTTGTATTTGCTGTCGTCGCGCTTCGCCATGGGTCACTCCTCCACCCTAGCAGTTATATGGCATTACCATACAATCCGCAAGCGGAAACGTATGGTGCCGGAATACAATTGAGGGGCCGAAGCCCCTCAGTGATAATCTTCATAGTCCAGTAGGGTGACCTCCTGCGTGTCGATGTCGGCGAGGAAGGTCAGGCGCCAGTTGCCGGTGACCCGGAGGCTCCACGTCCCGGCGCGGTCGCCGGTCAGCTTGTGGGTGCGCCACGCCGGGAAGGCGAAGAGCTGTTCCGGGTCGGTCATCATCTTGAGGGCGATGACCATCTCGGCGATCTTGCGAACCTCGACCGGGCTAAACCCCTTGACGCTGGTCAGGGTGTCGTCCTCGACGATCGCCGCCACCCGCTTATCCCGAACCGAAACGATCTGCATTTCCGTGCCTCCGTGTGTATGGCGATACCATACACTAAGCGACGACTGACGCAAGCGATTTATATGGCGGCGCCATACATTTTCTGCTTGCAAGATGTATGGTGACGCCGTACATATTGGTCATCGAGACGGAGACGACGACATGCACATTCGCACCAAGGATCAGACCAACCCCGGCAAGTTCGCCTTCCGGTGCATCGACTGGAACGGCAACGTGTTCCGGGCGCAGGGCGGGTTCGCCACCGCGCAGGAGGCCGATCGGGCGGCCGAGGCCGCGGAGCGAGCGATGATGACCATGCACGGCGTTGCGCTGCCCGACATGAGCGACGACGAAATTCTCGCGGAGCTGGGGCTGTGAGCGCCCCTGCGTTCACCCGTACCGGCCGGCGGCTCGACGTGATCGATGTCGCCGGCATCTGGCGGGCGACGGACCGGCCGACCTCCAAGCGGTTCGCCAGCCTGCGCGAGGCTGCTCGCCATCGCTACATGGCCCGCTACGCCATGCCGCGAGAGCTGCGGCCGGTATTTGCCAGTCTCGCACGGGACGCGGTGCGGATGGCGTCCTGTCACCTCAAGCCGGCGCTGCCCGGCTGATCGAACACCCCAGCTGGTCGTGCGTGGTGATACCGCCACGCGAAACCGAGCGGGGGTGCCGTGCGTCAACACGGCAACCGACGAGCGTCAACTCGTCACTAGCGGCCGGCCAGCCGCATCGTCCCGCACCCGGGCCTCGGGCGGGACTCTCTTGGACAGCAAATCGTTATGGAGTCGTTGAGATGCGGCGGGTGCCAGGCTCTGCTCTTCCGGGCAGCTGCGAACGCCATTTCCGGAATTGTTGAAATCAAATGCAGGCGCTGCCGCCTGCTCAATTCACTGAGGCCCTTGAGCCCTTCACCGACCGCCAGCGGAGCGGCGCCAAGGAGGCTCAATTGTGGATCTTCGTGCCAATGCTGAACGCCGGTCGCTCACCGGCTTGTCGCTCTGCGCCGGCTATGCCGGACTCGATCTCGGCCTGCATATCGCAGAGCCCACCTACCGAACTGTTTGTTACGTCGAGCGGGAAAGTCACGCCGCGGCCACTCTCGTGGCGCGGATGGAAGACAAGGCACTGGCTCCGGCGCCTATCTGGGACGATCTCAGATCCTTCGACGGCCGCCCTTGGCGCGGCCGCATACAGGTCCTCTCTGCCGGTTATCCCTGCCAACCATTTAGCTACGCCGGTCACCGTAGAGGGGAGTACGATCCACGCCATCTGTGGCCAGAGGTTGCCCGAGTCATCGGCGAGGTCGAGCCTGAATGGGTGTTCCTCGAGAACGTCGAGGGACACCTGTCCTTGGGATACGCCGACGTCGCCCGAACTCTACGATCAATGGGCTACGAGCCAAAGGCGGGCCTGTTCACTGCGCGAGAAGCAGGCGCTCGTCACCGGCGTCGCCGCCTGTTCATCCTGGCCCACGCCGACGGCAAGCGACGCGGGTTATGTTCCGGACCTGGAGATCCGGCAGGGCAACATCACTCCTGTCTCTCCACTCGACATCTCGGAGGGGAGCGGGGGACAGTTCGCGTTGAGCGAAGCGACGCGGAGCTGGACAGCCCTCTGGCTAGTTCTCAAATCAGTGGGCTGGACTGCGAGCGCAGCAAGCTCCCCTTGTTCGCCCCCGGTCCGGGTGAGCTTCAAGCATGGGAAGAGCTCCTTTCTGTCCACCCTGATGCCCAACCCGCTGTTCTACGAACTCGCGATGGGGTGGCCAGCCGGATGGACAGAACCCGAGGCGCCGGTAACGGCGTTTGCAGCCTGGCTGCGGCGCTCGCGTGGAGCACTCTCAAAGCTGCTTTCGGACCGGGGTCCTAGCCCGCGGTAGCTGTGGGTACAGAGTGGGGTACGGCTTAGCCGTCATCCGAGAAAAACCGCTTAAGGCTCGACACTTAGCAGAATTGCGCGGCGGAGGGTTCCTCCGCCGCGCTTCCAAGGCCACAGGCCGCCGGAATGGCGCGGCACCAACGGCCGCGCCGCGTTTATGACGCCTCAATATCTCTCAACCGGGCCGCCGGCGCAATGGTGCTGCGGCCAGATGGTATTTGCAGAGGCAAGGCCCGCTCATTCTCCGTGATGCCGCGACCCGCTCCGGATCCCTGAGACGGCAAACGAACACCGCAGAGGCGACAACCCTCTCCACCCGACGTGTAGCGAGCCCATCATTAGCTCGCCGGTACGCCATCTGATCACGTGTCTCTCGATCACGCCCGTCGGCGCGCCGCAGCACGCCTTCGCTACCGACTTTGCTTGGAGATTTCCATGCCGCTCACCGCAGCGGGCGTCCGCGCGGCCGAGCCGCGCGCGCGTCCCTACAAGATCGCCGACGCCGGCGGCCTGTTCCTGTACGTCGCGCCCAGCGGCCTGCGGTCCTGGCGCATGGCGTACCGTCGCGATCGCAAGGCGCAGCTTCTCGTTTTCGGTCGCTTCCCCGACCTGTCGCTGGCGGAGGCGCGCGCGGCGCGTGACGACGCGCGCCAGCAGCTCCGCCGCGGCGAGGATCCATCGCCGGCGCGCCG